CGACAACCGCTGCCAAAACTCGTAAAATATGGCGACTCACACTATTGATAGAGCAAAAATTTTCGCCTGCGAAATTCGCAGGGTACGTAAAAAACTCCATGTGAGCATCTCTTGCGAGATTACATGTTCTGCGAATTGGGCAATGTTAGACATATTTGCCCCCAACCGTCGCCCGGTTGGGATAACTATCATTATTTATACTCACTAGTTTAAATGAGTTTGAGATCTTTTCTAAAATTATATCTAGCGATCAACCTGATATAAAGTACTCGTTTAACCTGAGTTCGGTGGGAAATTTCTTTTGATTTGACCTTCCCAAAGTCAGATAAATGACCTCTATCTCCCTGAGGAAGGGGGGATATATTTATAAGGACCTTCCCAAGGTCCCAAGAATTCCCTCAAGAGGGAATAGGGTCAGCTGTATACCGATACATCGATGGCACATTCTGAAAATATACCAACGAAAAGTCGGGACCAGCACTGACAAATGCCAACAGAGTCGGCGAGACAGTAGTACCTTTAGACATGAAAGCATGAACCTCAAAGCCATCTTTATCCGTATTATCTACAGTTCGATTCGTACCTCTCGAGCGAGTTGCAGAAGAATTAGAAATGAACTTGTAATTCGAATAAAGTGGTAATGAGAAAGAAAGGGTGCCATTTGAAGTGGCATGGCTGACAGCAACCCCTCTACAAGAAAAGAAAAGACGGCGAGCCATAGCATTTATGGTATTGCGCGTGTTCCCTTCTGCAGATATCTGGCCCTCAAGAGTAAATGAAGTCGCAGTAGTCTCGGATCGAGTGGCTATGAGCTGGGGCATCACGTCCATTTGGGAAGAGGGCATCAAATAATAATTGACTGCACCCCTTTGGCCAACATAGCACAATGAGAACCAGGTCATATAGCTCCAACCAACCCAGTTGTAATCCTCAGAAACACCTGAGTTTAAACCAACTGCTGCGGAACTACCGAGCGGATCGTAACCCGGGTACAGTGGTAACCGATGATGCCGCCAAGTAGAAAACCCTGTATAAAGAGTGCTAGAAGGAACAACAAAAGGTACGGTCGCATAAGCACATGATCGCTGACATAAAGTTCTGATAGAAGGAACTTTCTCGCCCATGTAAACAGTTGATAGACTTGGATCTGTGCGGGTGCTCCCACCACCAATTTCAATTTCACCATCCATATTATACTCCATCTCCATACTTTGAGGTGTATAAGGTGAGAAATTGTAATCTGGCTCTATAGGACCAGCGAACTCAAAATTGTCTCCTGCTCGCGCGGAGAAAATAACGGAGGCTGGGGCTGAGCCAGTAGGAGAAGACAATTCAGTAAGAACCTTTACCGTTATATATCCGTTGTAGACAATATTGGTATCGGTATTAAAGATGGCTGCTCCAGTCTTATGAATTTCAGTGGGAGGAACAATTGTTTCCAAAAACTGAACAGTTTGAGACATGGGAACACGAAACTCCAATTCAGTATTTTCACCTATATCCATAATAGTGTTGTAAACACTAGCAGAAATATCAGTGATCTTATTGAAAGTTGGTTTTCTTGGATCCCATGAAATTTGCAACCGTCCACGATGGTATTGAGATGCGATGATCTTAATTCGATATATCATATCTCCTCTCCAATATTGAAAACACTGGGAAGCGAAACAAGAAGGAAGCATTGCATGTCTCTCAGCAGAAGCTATAGAAGTAGTGGCAACTAAACCGGGATGTACTCCCCAATTGATCAGATTAGCACCTGTCGCAGCAGTTTCAGGCCATGAAACAGCAGCAAAGATACCTTCTCGGGCAGCAAAAGCAGCAAGATTCATAGGATCATCCGGAGAACATCCAGTAACACGAGGATCTATAGACAATTCATTTTTGGCATCAAGCGTCAACTTATCTATAGATTCAGGTAGGTCAGGCGCAGCCAAATTAGGTAACGCAGAAGGCTTCATGTAATGGACGTCCGAAACATCTTTTGTTTTTGAATATCCAAGTAAAGCAGCAGCTTTACCTATTCCCGTAGCAGCCATACTAGTGGCTGTTGCAAAAGGGCCTATGACAGGGACACCTGACAAAGTATCTGCCACCTTGGCTATTGAAGATGCAGGGCGGGAAATGACCCCATCCATAGCATATTCATCTTTTTGTGGGGTAGACTGCAATGATAATTCATCAGTGGATCCCAATAATTCAACGTCAGATGCCCAAGCATAGGTGACAACGTCCACATTGGCTCCCACAGATGTATTGGCGGACAGAGTGGTGACATACGTTCTGTAAATCAATTCACCCATATCGTCAAAATCCGTAGCTCGGGTCGCATTAAGCCAACTTCTTTGGAAAAGGAATGGTAGCACCATTTCTCCTCCTTGATTGGATTGAGGGTAAATCCATATACCGGGTCGCTGTGACTCAAGAATAGTTTCATCACCTGCTGCGATAGGAGCGGTATCAAATAGTGGCAATGCCCTATAAGAAGCTCTCAAAGCCCCATATACAAAGGGTGTGGAATTAACCACTATCTTTATATGGAGGTTGCAGCGAATACCAAAATAATTGTCCAACTTTCTACCTATGATGGCATTGCTAAAAAACAGCGACCAGGGGAAAATGGATCTATTTATTGGAGTTCCCAATGCAATTGAAAAACCATCAATTTTAACTGGACGAGAAAAATACTCGTTCAATCGTAAAATTTCAGGATTATCAGTGGATAAATTGGGTATAGTAGTAGAGAGATCTACCATCGTACCCTGATTATTATCGGTAAAGGTCACGGTTTGCTCTTTGTTCTCCCCAGAACCTTTTTGTGAGGTTCTAGGCGCTACCATATCGACCTCACTAGATTGTAATGTGTAATCTAACTCTCCTAGATCAAGAAGACCATTTAACTCATGGTTGAGACCTGCATAACAGGATTTTATTGCATTGTTCTTGTTAAGTCAATAAATCTCGACAAGAGTGATCTGACTCAGAATTCACTCCGTCACTTGTGTCCTGTGGATCCAACCGATCCATTCCTAAATAGGAACTTTGGGGAACGCCCTGGTGAGAATCCTCAACAACCCATTCTCCCTCATCGTCGACACCTTGATGAGAGCAGTAACTGTCATTGAGAGAGGAATTTTGGTTTAATTGCGACGTTTCCTCAAACGCCGTTTTCGCTTCACAATCATCAGAAGAGTCCCAAAACAACGCTTTGAGAACATCAAAAGGTAAAAATGAAGTAGGTCTAAAGTAAGCTTCTAACCCCAATTGGGTAGCAACTTCCTTTAATAGGATTTGTTTCTCTTCAAATACTTCTCTCCCATAAAAGAAGTATTCTCGACCAGCTCCAGTTATCACTTCAAGGGCCTGCTCAGACTCCGAAATTGAAGTCGAAGCAACCCAAACAGTGAGCTGGCGCTCAATTGAATCATGATCAAGAGGAGCCAAATAAGCTCCTACCTCATCGTTCCAAACCCAAGATCTTTTAAGAAAAGAAGAAGAGTAGATGGAAACATAAGGGACAGAATCAGATTCCTTATCCGGCATGGTATAAACAATACCCATATCATTGAAAGCACCAGAAATTGCCACATGATTAAACCATGAGCATTCTTCACTTACAGACATGATATTATCATCACCATACGTCATCAAAGAAACCGATTCTTTGAAACGCGTGCTGGAATGTAATAAGGGTAAATCCCACCCCTGTGGATTCAACATGCGATAAACATATCTCATGTACAAAGAATTCACGAGACTGTTAATAATAACAGTGAGAGGATGCCCAGAGGGATTAGAACCAAAAAATTCCACCAAATCACCATTGAAATCAATTAGGGGGTAAGCAGTATCGATCGCTATTCCTCGCATAACCAATAGATCACTGGGTGATATACATTCAGATTCTTGTGCAAGATCAATAAGAATATCAAACGCAGCTCGAATGAAGAGAGGACTCATCTTTTTGTCAAAAGATTTATAGTCGCCAGCAACAATTCTGTCTGAGCCATGTTTGACCAAATAATCATGCATGTCAGTCCACTGGTACGACTGAACAACAGTCCCGCATCCAGCTTCAAAAATGAAACGGTTCTCCTGTATCAATTTAACATGTGAAAGAAAGTATTTCCTCACAAGTAAAGACCAATCAAGAGGAGCCCCAGCAAAAACACGGGTTTTACCCATGGTGGCCTTCTTAAGGGAAACTGGTTCATCCTTGAGATGAGCACAAAAGTTGGGATAAACCCTATCACCTTCGAGATATCGCCGAAGCATATCATCCATGCGAGACTGAATTTCTTCATTCACAGCAAGTGGGTTCTGATAGCCACGCTGTTCCTCCAAAGGCTCAAGAAAATATTCCTTGCTCTTTTTCCACGGGTTGCCTGCTGATGCTTTTGTATTCATTTTATCAATGAACTTAACACCACAAGCCCCGTTCAGAGCTGTGAAATCATCAAGAACATGGATAGAATCAAGTTGCTCAGGAGTTATTCGTGAACGAATATCCTCCCAAAACTCAAACTTAACACTTTCTAACACATCTGTTCGAAAGTGAGTCACAGGTTCAACCATATCCATAGCAGCTATTCGCCAAGGCTTCCATCCTCTCATAATAGGCTTAAAGTATTTAACTTTATAACCATGCGGAGAAAGAAATGGTAACATAGGAGTGATAGTAACCATAGATTTTGGTGTGGGCCGAAAACCATCAAAGGAACCAAAAATATTGCAGGAACCCTTATCAATATACCGAAATACCGATTTGGGATGCAAAGGCAACAAATTGCGCTCCTTAGACTGAGACGATAAAAGTGGTGCGGAAACACCAATCTCATCACCAACATTGAGACGATCCTTTGTAAGGGGAACACCTATGATCTCATGTACTTTGTTGTGACGCAAAGCATGAATACCAAGTAT